ATCATCGCCCGTCCCCCATTCGCGAGCGCACAGGGCGACCGGCTGCCGCAAGGCGAGCCGAAGCGCAAACGCTCCCTCCGCTCCCCACTGCTTTCCAGCCAGCTCCTATCTCCTTCCGTCCGCCCCGGATCGCGTCATGCGCGTTCCCGATTGACCAATCTGGCTTTCCCAAATTCCGGTTCTGTGGCGAGCCCTCAGTGCCAGGCAAGCCTTACTGCCTCGCGCACTGCCGGGCCTGCTACGTTCCGCCGGATGATAAGCAGGGCAAGCGAATAATCGCGGCATGGGACTACGGGCTCGCCGCCGATATGGCCGGGCGCAGGAGATGAGGGGTTCTTCACAGTCTATTGCACCACGCATTGAGCGCATTGGCAACGCGACGCTGTATCTCGGGGATTGCCACGAGATTCTGCCGGCGCTTAGCGGCGTTGATGCGGTGGTTACTGATCCTCCGTATGGGATTAAGCATCAAACTAACCACGGCGCCTCGTGGCAGAAAACGGAGATAGCCAACGATTGCGACACTTCGGCAAGAGATGCCGTTATCTCCTGGCTTGGTGGCAGGCCAGGAGCATTCTGCGGCTCGTGGAAAGCGCCAGCGCCGGACTGCGCTAGAGCAGCTGTCGTTTGGGACAAAGGCCCGGCGTTTGGCATGGGCGACCTTAGCCTGCCGTGGAAGCCAAGTTGGGAAGTAGTGTTTGTTACTGGAAGCGGATGGGCAGGATCACGCGGCGAAGGCGTGCTACGCGGTTCAGTCGTAGTTTCGTGGGAAAGCAAGGGACGCACGCACCCTCACGAAAAGCCGGTATGGCTCATGGAGCACTTCATCAAGCGCGCTCCGCATGGACTGATTCTAGACCCATTCATGGGCTCTGGCACCACTGGCGTTGCGTGCGTCAAACTAGGCCGTCGCTTTATCGGCATCGAGATTGAGCCAAAATATTTCGATATAGCGCGTCGCCGCATAGAGGAAGCGCAACGCCAGCCAGATATGTTCGTGGCGCCAACGTCCAAGGCCGAACAGACAGAGTTTGCGCTATGAGCAAACGCTTTCCAGAGCATGTGCTCCAAGTGCAGTGCAAAATCTTCTGCAAGGAAGCGATTGATGCGCCGCATTCGTTCCAAGCGTTTGATCGCAGTTCCAACGGTTCTGGCGTGCAGCATATGTATGAGGCTAACCGTGGAGTCCGCAAGGGTCAGCCTGATACGCTGCTAATTTACAATGGCTGGGCTATCTATTGCGAACTGAAAGCGCCCGGCAATAAGCCAACGTCATATCAAGAGGAAATGGGCTTAGAGATAAGAAGGGCAGGGGGGCATTGGTTCTGGGCTAATAGCGTCACTGGATATATGGATGGCTTAGTGTATTTCGGCGTTCATTTCCGGCCCAACGCTAGGCTAATAGCAGAGCATCGGGAAGGACTGTTTCAAGGCTATCTGCTCAAGGACATTGTGCCGCGTGGCGTGCCTAAGCGCACGCCGCCACCGTCGCTTGATAGAGTTCGGCGCACGAATGCGCTGCGGCGGAAGATAGCTTTCGCGTTCGCTCTTGCATTCTTATCGGGTCCGGCATTCGCGCATCCTGCCACTGATCCCAACGCCGAATGGTTCCGCAGTCTTACAGTTCCCGGCGGTCCGTCGTCGTGTTGTGGTGGCGAGAACAAGGAGGAATGCAAGGCTGTTGATTATCGCATGACGGCCAAGGGATATGAGGTCTTTCTTAAGAAGTCTACATTTCCTGAGTTGTTAGGACCGGAAGGATGGCGCGTGGTTCCAGATAGCGCGCTCATTCTGCGGCACGATAATCCAACTGGTAGTGGTCAAGCGTGCGTGTTTAATGGCAATCTGCGTTGCTTTGTTCCTGCGGTGCAGGGGTGATAGTCGCGCCGCCATTCCTAGTTCAGCAACGCGCCTGGGAATGTGCATTCGTTCTTCGCAAGCAGCTTTGCCTTCCGATGTCTTTAGCAGATGCGATTCTAGCCGAAGTCATTCTTTGCACTGAACCTAGCGCGCTTGGCTGGTCGGAATGCCTTTCGATGTTCCAACTCCATCGGGCGATAGCGGGAGCTAGAGTGTAATGCATCCTGATGTCGAACGTGTTGCGCTGCTCGGTTGGCGCTTATATCCGTGCTCTAACTCGTCTCGTAAGGGCTGCATTAAGGGTGGTTCGGATGCGGCTACATATGACTTAGAACAGATAGAACGATGGCATAAACAATTTCCCGAATGCAACTGGCGCGTAGTCTGTGGCGGCTCCGGTATATGGGGCTTAGACATTGATGCGCCGGGGCCAGACCACGCCGCTGATGGCTTGAAGGTCATGGGGCGTCTTGTGCGCGAACACGGACCGCTGCCGGCTGGCCCTCGCACCAGATCGGGGGGCGGCGGGGTGGCGCTGTTCTTTCGTCACGACGGAGAGCCTATCTGCGGTCGGACTGGATACCCGGAGGCGGGACTAGACCCCCGGCGCGGGCGGCTTTCTATTACCATCCCTCCGTCAGTTCATACACGCACGGGAAGGCCCTACAAGTGGCTTGTGGCGCCTTGGGACGTTTCTACCGCACCAGCCCCCGTCTGGCTGCTGAAACTTGTCCAGCCCCCGCCAGAAGCGCCCAAACCGGCCATTCGGCGTATCGCCACGTCGGACGTGGCGCGTCGCGCTCTCATCAAAGCCACCGACAAGGTTTCTAGTGCTGCCAATGGCAGTAGGAACGATGTTCTAAATCGCCAAGGATATTGGATTGCGCGGTTCGTAGCTGCGGCATTGCTAAGCGAAGGTGAGGCAGTGGAATCTCTTTATGCCGCTGCCAGACATGCAGGACTAGAGCATTCCGCCATCAAAGCCACGATCAAGTCCGCATTTGCCAGCGGATCGCGCCTGCCGATGGAGGTTGCACAATGGCCTTAGGAGAAATCGTTGATCTCTTCGGACCTGGCAATGATGGCAGGAATAAGGGGGTGCATCGTGTGTTGCAACTTTTGTCCAGAACCGACAAGGGAACCGTTCAGTCAACGTTAGCTAATGTCCTCTTGATTATGAACAACGATCCACCGTTGCAGCAAATGCTCGCTTATGACGAATTCGCATTACAGCCGCTCATCATGCGCGCTCCCCCACCATCTGAGGATGGATGCAGAGAATTGCCAGGGCCGTATCCTCGTCCGTGGGGAGCCGAGGAAATAGCGTTTATACAGGCTTACTTACAACGTATTTGGTGCGGTAAATTTAGCAAACAATATGTTGAAGATGGCATGTTGGCTACGGCTGTTGTAAACAGATTCCACCCGGTTAGGGATTGGCTTTCATCATTGCGATGGGATGGTGTAAAGAGGATCGATAATTGGCTGGTCAATGCGTTCGGGTGTGATAAGACGCAGTATCATTCTGCGGTTGGGGTAAAGTTCCTTATCGCGTCTGTGAGGCGCATACTCCAACCGGGAACTAAGTTTGATTATCTACTGGTGCTAGAGGGTCCGCAGGGAATAGGAAAGAGCACCGCATTGCGCGAGCTATTCCTTATAAAGTGGTTCTCTGATTCCATTCCGCCAGATTTGCGTTCGCGAGATGCCGCTATCGCTCTACAGGATGTATGGTGCTTGGAGTTTGCTGAGATAGAGCATCTGATACGGTCGGACCCGGAGACTATCAAGGCGTTCCTGTCTCGCTCTGTAGATAGATACCGTCCCGTGTATGGAAAGTCATACGTTGAAAGGCCACGTCAAGGCGTCCTAGTAGGAACCACTAACGCTTCGGAGTGGCTACGTGACTTTACAGGTAATCGTAGAATATGGCCGGTGAAGTGTCCGGTAGCTGATCCATTGTGGGTATCTGTAAACGTCGAACAACTATGGGCAGAGGCTGTAATTCGCGAGGCTTCTGGGGAAACGATTTGGCTTGATGACGAGTGCGCCAGCAGCGAGGCCGTCGTGGCGCAGGTGGATCGGCTTATTGAGGATGTCTGGTCCGATGCCGTGGTGACTTGGCTGCGGTCCGGCGGGTATCGCGAGGTCAAGACGGCTGACGTTCTAACCCATGCCCTCAGCTTGCCCAAGGACCGGCAGGATAGGCGTGCGGAATATCGCGTAACCGCGATCATGACCGGGGAGGGTTGGACGAAGGTGGTTAAGAAAACCAAAGACCGCAAATCATACAAGGCTTGGGTGATCCAAGATGGGAGGTGAGATTATTCTCTCGTGGCTGGAATGCATCTCTTTGAGATGTGGAGGAAAGTTTATGTATGACATTTCTTCATGTCTACGGACTGTGGCACCGTTCTATTTTTTGGACTGGTAGACAGGAAAATGCTGGAATTCTATGATCATATGCCCCCTTCTACCTTGTCTACCTTGTCTACTCTCTTTAAAAGTAAGAGAGATATAAGTGATAATATAGCAAAGGGTATGCGTCTACCCTCAAACCGTAGAATGGTAGACCTGAGTGGCCCGCGCCCCCCATACCGCGATCCATCGCTGCCTCCGCAGCCCCCCGTGGATAGCCTGACGGAAATGTGGCGCTGCCCGGTCTGCAACCCCACACGCCTCAACTACCAGCACTGCTCATTCTGCCCGATGTGCGGCGAGCCAAATCCAACACCTAAGGATCGCAAGTGACCGACGCCGAACTAGTCTTCCTGAAAAAGCTGGCATTCACCGTCTCGACGCTCTGCCAACTCGTTGCCGCGCGTGATCCGTTCGGCACGCTCAGCCGACTCAGCCAAGAGATTGACGCCATGTCATCGGCACTTGACACGGCCACGAAAGAGAATCTACCACCCGAAAATAAGACGCGGGGCCGCTCTGTCAGTGACCGAACATGACCCGCAGCACTGCGACGACGGTGCGTCGTGTAGCGTTGCCAGATGGTATGTGGTCAACACCTACCCACAACAGGAATTCCACGTTTGGGCCGCTCTAAGCCGCTACAGGCGCCACCTACCGACCATCGTGGCCTACCGGACCAGAATGCGCCACGGGCGCCCAGTGCTGGCCTCCCAGGGCAGGAAAACCACCGAGCAAATCCTGCGCCCCTTTTTCCCTGGTTATCTATTCGTGGAGTTGGACCTCGATACCACCCAGGATTGGGGCGCCATCACCCGGACACCAGGCGTCAGGAGCCTTTTGAGCACCCAGGAGCATCGGCCGCTTCCGGTTCCTTATGGGATCGTTGAGGCGCTGATGGAACAGGGCAGGGCAGGCGACGGAGCCATTGATCCCGGAACCGCCCCCAAATTCCCGCCGCTGGCACGAGGTCAGGCGGTGCGTGTGACGTTAGGGGGTGCTGATATCGATTCCGTGGTGCAAATGACGGATCAGGAACGCGTTTGGGTTCTGTTGCGGTTGTTTGATCGGGAGACAGTGACGGAGGTTCCTCGCGGTTCAGTCAGGGAGAGATAGTTGTATCCGACGAACCGAGCGATATACGTGCTGCTATGGAAAGTCTATGAGGAGATAAAGAAAATGTCCGGCTCGCTCGACGATCTTACTGCGCAGGTTTCGGCCAGTGATAACGTGATGCAGTCTGCAATCACGCTCATTCAGGGTTTGGCAGCCAAACTTGCAGCGGCTGGCACCGACCCTGCCGCGCTCCAAGCCCTTTCTTCCAGCTTGCAGAGCAACGCACAGGCTCTTGCATCCGCTGTGGCTGCCAATACGCCTGCGGCTCCCGCTGCGCCAGCCGCACCGGCTGCGCCCGCTGCTCCGGCCACGCCACCCGCTGCTGGTCCGTAAATGGTTCGCGTCACTCGCGAGGAAATGCAGGAAGCCCAACGCGCGCTGCATGAAACAATCAAGCAGCAAGAGTCCGATCCTTACTATAACCACGAGCTGAGAAAGGCTATCGAACTACATGACACGCCTAAGAAGGCGGCCATACCGTCATATGGTGGCCTCATCTTCTTCTGTGCAGTTATGATTATCATCGGTATCTTCCTCCTGGATATAGAGTTTTTGGGGTTGTGATGGCAAAGAAAGGCGGATTTGCGCGTGTGGCAGCAAGGATTGCGTCTAAGGAAGGTGTATCGAAAGATTCGGCTGATGCGATCCTGGCTTCATCGTCGCGAAATGCGTCTAAGGCCGCAAAGAAAGCTAACCCGGCGTTGAAGCGTGTTAAGGGTAAATGAGTCGTCATCTAACGGAATTCTGACGTAATATGGCTAAGTTTGCGCCTGGCAATACATTCGGCAAGGGAAGACAGCAAGGCTCTCGCAACAAATTAGCCGAGAAATTCCTTACCGTATTATATGACGACTTCAATCTACATGGTGAGGATGCAATTAAGCGCGTGAGAGAGAACGATCCTTCCACTTATGTTCGCACTGTCGCAGGTGTTATTCCTAAGGAAATTACCGGCGAAGATGGACAGCCACTGTTCGATAGCGTGAAGGTGATTTTTGTAAAGAGCGAACGCAAGAAGGACGATTAATGTCCAAAGCGATTGATGCTCGATTTGAAGTTGGAGCCAGAGCATATTGCGCGGCGCGTGGCATGGATGCTGATAGGCCAGCATGGATGGACATAGCCGAGATGTTGCAGGAACAGGAACGGCACCAAGCTGGGCTTACCGCCGCCATTCATGCAATGGGCTGCTATGAGCGCGAATCGCGCTGACCCGGTTGCTGTTGAGGCACAATTCCCGGAAAAGCTCTCGTGCCTGTTTGAGACAGCAAGATACATCGTTCTGTATGGTGGTCGCGGCGGTGGCAAAAGCCATGGCGTAGCGCGTGCATTGCTATTGCAGGGCATGGAGCGAACGCTTCGCATTCTGTGCTGCCGTGAGATGCAGAATTCCATTCGCGATAGCGTGCATCGACTGCTATCCGACCAGATAACGCTACTTGGACTGGAAGACTTCTACACCATAGGCGTGAGCGAGATTACGGGCCGCAATGGCACGCTGTTTTCGTTTGTCGGTTTGCGGCACAACGTCAGCGGTGTTCGATCATTCGAGGGTATCGATGTCGCGTGGTGCGAGGAAGCGCAGGTTATCTCCAAGGCTTCATGGGGTGTGTTGATCCCGACCGTTCGCAAGCCTGGCAGCCGTATCATGGTGACGTTCAATCCCGAGCTTGACACAGATGCCACATACCAGATGTTCGTCACAAATCCACCGCCGGATTCGATAGTTGTAAAAGTCAACTATGACGATAATCCTTGGTTTCCCGACGTGCTCCGCAAGGAGATGGAGTATCTAAAGGCAACCGATCCCGATGCCTATCTCACGACATGGCTGGGACATTGCCGACAAACGCTCGATGGTGCGATCTACGCACGGGAAATACGGGCAGCAACGGAAGATGGGCGCATTACCAGAGTTCCGTATGATCCCACCAAGCCGGTTCATTGTTTCTTTGACCTGGGATGGGCGGATAATACGTCTATATGGTTCGCTCAGATCGTTGGTTTTGAATACCACGTCATTGACTACCTTGAGGGTTCGCAACAGCCGCTGAATTTCTATCTGCATGAGCTGCAATCGCGCGGCTACGTGTATGGCAACGATTGGTTGCCGCATGATGGACAGAGCAAGCAATTGGGCACTGGCCGGTCTGTTGAGGAAATGATGCGTGCGGCCGGTCGCGCGGTGCGGATTGTGCCTAAGCTGAGTGTGGCGGATGGGATCAATGCAGCTCGCACGGTGTTCGCCAATTGCTGGTTTGATGCCGAGCGGTGTGCTGATGGGCTGCAATGCCTGCGACGCTATCGGTATGAAATAGACGACATGGGCCAGCTCAGTAAGATACCTCTGCATGACGCTGCATCGCACGGCGCAGATGCGTTTCGCTATCTCGTGCTTGGCTTGCAGGATCGCGCCAGTCCGAAAGTGAGGAAGTTCGTTCCCACGTTCGTCCCTGGCCCGCAAGCATGGATGCGGCGATAAGTGAACCGCGCTGACACAAAGATTCTGGACGAAGCCAAGGAACGCTTTACCCATTGCGAGGATTGGGAACGGCAGTTCCGCCAGAACTATAAGAACGATATGAAGTTTGCGGAGGGCGATAGCTATAACGGCTGGCAATGGACGGAAAGCTACGTCAACGACCGCAACAAGGAAGGCGCGCCGTCGCTTACCATCAACAAGGTGCGCCAGCACAATCTACAGATTGTGAACGATGCGCGGCAGAACAAGCCGCAAATCCGCATTCAGCCGGTTGCCGACGGCGCGAGCAAGGAAGCGGCGCTGGTGTTCGAGGGCGTGTGTCGCCACATTGAGTATATCAGCGATGCTCAGACAGCCTATGATACCGCGACG